AATAATTCAACCATTACAATTAAGAAAAATTCATCTGATACTGGTGATAATTTTACAACTAATACTTCATCTGCAAAAACAATTAATTTGGGGCTTCATGCTGTAGCAACTTCAGGGTCTTATAATGATTTAAACAATAAACCAACAATTCCTACTGTTAATAATGCATCATTAACAATAAACAAAGGTGGTACTGATGACACTGGTTCAAAAACTTTTTCAGCAAATGCATCTTCTAATGTTACAATAAATCTAGGTTTATCAACAGTAGCTTCATCTGGATCATATAATGATTTAAGTGATAAACCTACTATCCCAACAATACCAACAAATCATGTAACAACCGATACAACACAAACAATAACAGCTGCAAAAACTTTTAATAATACTGTTTCAATTGGTAGCAGTTCAACAACATCAGCAGATTTTTCAACATCTTCATTAACACTTAATGGTGATTCATCAAATAAATATATAGTAAAACCATCAGTTACTGCCGGCGCTGATTTAGGCGCATTATCAAATAAATTTGACACTTTATATGTTAAAAATATTAAAACAACTGGTACTGTATTACCAATTGCAGTTTGTTCATCTGCTGCAAATATTGTAAATAAATCCGCTACTTTGTATATTGATGAAAATACAAATGATTCTGGCTATGTATTTACTGAAAATTCTTTAATTCTTGTGAAATTTGACAATACAAATACTGCAGATCAACCAAAATTATGTATTGGTGGTGAACTTAGACCAAACGGTAATCCATATTATAGAGAAATATATTTTGGTTCAAAAATTGATGCTATTAATGCAGAATTAGCATTACAAAATACAACATCACTTGATCCTGAAACAGATCCAGAGACATATTTAAATGTACCAGGTAAATCATCGTTTGATTCATGGCAAGCAGGTGAAACTGTTTTAATGCTTTGCCGATATGGCCGTTATTATATTATTGGTAAACAATATGGCGCTATGTCAATGGGTCTTGACACAACTGGCGCTAATATTGCAAATACACGTCCAGCTTATTTAGTACCAATTGATGCAAGGCGTTTAAATAATGTTTCAACTACAAATACAAGCCAGCTTGCAAACAATAATGTACCAATTGGCATTGGTTATTATTCACGATTTTATTCTGCAAGTGCTCAAGCACCAGCACAAGTAGCAGATCCAACCAACCAAGCTATAGCAAATGCTACACAAGGCTATTTATTCGGATGTGGACTTGGCGGTATTATTGCAAATGCAATACGTGGTGTATCAGCAGTTGATTGGATGAAGAAAATTGACTATAATAGCACAGATCCTGATTATGATGCACAATCAATGGTATCAGCTGCAATTAATAGCTCAAATGGTGTTGGACAGGTTGCTTTAGTTTTATTAAAGAGAGAGCCTAACACTAATAGTACAGATCAAAGTATTGAATTTGCACAAAGGCCACCATATGCATTTGGTGATATTATTGGTTATAATAGAGACACTACTACTTATTCAACTTCTGGTGCTATTTTAGATTGTGATAGTATATATCGTTTGTTTACAACAGACATACAAGAAAGTCAAGCCGGTACTGTAACAGCTAGTAATTTAACAGTTAATAGTTTAAATTATACATTTGGAAGCTCTCCACTTAGTGGCGTATGGGCATGTTTAACACCAGTATCTTCATCTGCTAATGGTGACTCAGATACACATTATTATTTAATACTTGCAGTAAAAGTTCAGTCACAGGTTTTTTCATCTTAAATAGCTAATGGTAATTAATTATGGAAGAAAATAAATTTAATATTTTAAAAGTTCGTTATCTTAATGAACAACATACAGCCGCTAATTTAATATTAAGCAAAACTTTATCAGACGGATCAACCTGTGAATGCTTATATACATTTGTTATAGATGAGCCAGAAGAGAATGATACTTGGAAAACATTGAAACAAATGTATGATAATGGTGAATTTCCTGAAGATAAAACTGAAGCGCTTCGTTTGCAACTTCAAAATAGAGTCACTGAAAAACAAATAAGATCACAACGTGACAAGTTGCTTGAAGCTACTGATAAATATGTTCTTGAAGATTATCCAATTTCAGCTGAACATAAATTAGAAGTTAAAGCATATCGTCAAGCTCTCCGTGATATTACAAAACAAACAGAATTTCCAGAAAATGTGATTTGGCCAACTCGTCCAGAGTTTATATAATATAAAATAAAAGCTAGTACTTAAGTACTAGCTTTATCTATATATTATATCAATAAATTTATAAAATAAACCAAATTACTTTTTAATGAGTTTATATTATGAAATATAAATCTTCAAATGGAATATTCTTTTATTACGATCCAGCATTATACACATGGAAGTTTGCAGATTCAACAATGTTATTTTTGCTCGGTTTTGAATCTATAACAACATATGATAATGCAGTTTCAGATAATATATTAATATCAAAACAAGTTTACAAGAGCTTTAAGAACAATTTATCTGAATTAGAGCACTTTGATATATTCGATAATATATATTTATTTTTATCAGCATTAAATCAGACTGAAGATTTTGGAAATTATTTAATATCATCTGTTAACGGTTTAAAACTTATGTTAAATGAGTTAACAGGTACTACAGATGATAGAACAATTCCGCTTATATTCAAAAATGATGTAAATAAACAATCAATAAATTTAAATAATCCAATGTATCGACTACCAGAATCTAGTCGATTATCAAAATCTTATTTTGATTTACAAGCACAAAAAATTTGTGATATATTTGACGATGCAGGTTTTAGTACCGATAATTTAGTCTTTTATAGAAAACTAAGAAATTATTTTGTAGAAAATTATACTGCAAATAGTACAACAACATCAGATACATCTGATGATGTTTATAGAATATATCAGAAATATCAAAGGATTAGCTCTACTGATTACGATTTATTTATTTTTAAATCAATTACTGATTATAATAATATTTATTATAATCGTTACACTGAACGATGTAACAATGCAGCAATATTCTATAAATTAGACTATGCTGCAATGTATTCATATGCACTTGGTGTATTATATGGATGTATTTGTTTAGAATTTCCAGCAAAAGCCGTATTTAGATTGGAGCCAAAATATTGGTATAATGGAATATATTTCAATTTAGTAAATACAGCATGGCATTGTTTCAAATTTGCATATATACAGGATAATTTGTATTATAATGATGGTAGCAATAGTGATCTATCAAATTATAACTTTATAATTGAAAATAAATTAAAGAATTATTCAGATTTAAATGATGGTATAGAGTTACATCAAGACGATCGATTTCTTTGTATTGCATATTTGGATAATGGTAAAGCTAAGTTTGAGCCAATAATATATTCATATTCAAAAAGTCCATATACTAAAGGTGCTTATATAAGCTTACTTGAGTATGATTCAGATGATCCAAATATTTATAAGCCGGCTGATGAACTATTAGCACGAGAAGAACCAACAGGAATAATCTCACCGAATGATTATATTCCAATGTATATTGGTCCAGATTTGGTAAAAGTTTATAGAGCTTATAGTTATACTAAAATAAGCTGTTATCACGAATCTGATTTAATAAATCCAACTACTGCTAACTATTTGTCACCAGTAAATACATCTAATACAGCCAAATGTAATTATTTTATTGCAACTGGTAATTTTGGATGGACACCGTTTTTTGAAGATGAATGGCGAAGAGTTCATAAATTTGCTGAAGAGGTAACTGTTAAAGGTCGTAAACGATATATTTTTACATATGAACAGATTCATAAAAACGCATTAACTTTAAAGCCAATGGAATTTTCTGAACTTCCAGCTGATAAAGTTGAAGATGATAATTCTGAAAATTCTAGTACACCTGAATCTGATGAGTCAAGTAGCACTGGACAAGATTTAAATACTGATGATACAACAAATATAAATGATTCAACTAATACTGATGCAAATACTGATGAATCAAATAATCAACAATATCTATATTTTGGAAGTGCTATTAATAAAAGCTCAGGCGAAATTATTTATTTCTATAAGAGCTTAGTATATTGCAGCAATAATAACTTATCAGAAGTAACTGAATGTAATAATGACGATTATCACAGCTATCTATATGGTATATTTGATGGTTCATTGGATTTAAACAGTGAATCAATAGGATTTCCTGAAAATAAATCATTTAAATATATTATATCTGATAAATTGTACAATGAAAACTTTGCATTGTTACCACATATAGATGGATTTTCAGAACAAACTTATTATGATATAGATAAGCCAATTATATTATATACTGATAATACAAATTATTATAAATATGACTTATCTACTAATATGCTTTCATCATATCCACTATATGCCTCTGGTTATACAGATACACCATCTAGTATAAAACTAGCTTACTTTGATGAAATTACAACAAGTGAAGATAGCACTGATAGCATTCATAAATGTGTTGAAGTCACATTTAGATATAATACAACCAGCAAGCATAATCTTAAAAAATATTGGACTTCAGATATAGGAACATTTGATATTAATGCTAAAGAATGGCATGATACTTTAAATCCAAAACTTTACTTTAAGAATAAAGATAAGTTAAGACTATATCGTGGTGAAAAAGACTTAGGAAAATTTAACACTTATTATAATTCTATAGGATCTGAATCGATAATATCTATATTTAATGATAATAAATCATATTTTACAACACTAAGTCCAAATAATTTAGGCTTTATACTTATTGGAAACTTTGATAATCATTTAGAATACCCAAATTCTTTATATAATAAAGCTGGTATTACTGAATATATTTGCACATTTATTGTAAAAGACACAAATGGTGAGTATTTTACAACTAGTGGTACAGCTGATGGCTGTCCTATTGTTTGGTATGATAAAATACATAAACTATATTGGAATGGTACACGAAATATCAATAAATGGCAAAAAATAAAACCTAGTTATAGTAATTGTCTTGGTTATAATTCTGAAGATAATACATTTTTTGAAGTTATTGATGATCCAGAAAATAGACAATTAACAAAAGATACAGGTGAAATTGTATCTTATGATGAATTTTATAGTAATCCATATGTTGGACTTATAAAATATCAGCTTAAAGCATTTAATATTACTGAGAATGTATTTGATGCAGAATCAGAACAAAATATTATTACATGCTATGCTGATGATAGAGGAATTCCAGATGATGGTACACCTGAAAGCATAAGTAATTGGATTTGTTGCATTCCAGGAAAAACCACTATTACTATTTCTGATACAGACGATACAGACAGCAATATAATAAAAACAATTTGGGTTCCTAGAGATCACTTATTAAGTGATTATAATTATAGAATAGTTGACGGAAAAATGTTATTATATACCGGCGATTCAGGTCGTAATTGGATATATGATGACGATAATCGTGATTAATAATATCAATTTATTAAGTTGATTTACTTAATTTACCAACTTTAATTAAAATTGGAGATTTTAATATGCTAAAATTTGAAAGACTTGGCCATGGTGAGTTAATTGATCGTAAATGTCGTTTTGGTGCACTTGTTGATGAAGTTTCAGATGTAGAAGTTAGAATGCTACTTGGTGCAGCAGATCCTGAAGCTAAAACTATCGAAGATGCACCAAAATGTACTTTTAAAATTCGTCATGTTGGTACCGGTACTGTATTAGAGGGCCATCGTTCATTAGAGATTCCAGCAGGTGAAAGCGCTACAGATGTTCCACTTAATTTAACACAGTGCGAACTTGAAGTAAAAGCCACACTTACACGTAATGTTCCAAAAGGTAAAACAAAATTAGATCTTTCTGATGTATTTAAAGCTGGCCTTACTGCTAATGATATAACTGTTGATGGTGAACCTGCTGTTGTTGAGGATGCAGATCCAATTGCTACAGTAGATAACAATAAAGCTATTGTTACATTAGCTACACCAGCTGGTGATGGTGGTGCCGAAGTTGCTGTTAATTTTGTACTTGCAGCCGGCAAAGCTACCACAAATGGAAATGCAGCACAAGTTGCACTTAAACCAGGTAAATATCAGGTTCACTTTATAACAGTTCTACATGAAAATGTAGAAGATACAAATATGCCTAACAAAACAATGTTAGAGTTCATTAAGCATTGCAATGATGTTCTACCAGCTGTACATGCTTAATAAAGTATAATATATAAATTTAGCGTAGAATTTAATTCTACGCTATTTTTTTATCATATCTATAATAATAAATCAATATAAAATATTTGCTATATACTTTAAATAATTTTATAATCGATAAATAATGTGATTATATCTAATAAATATATTTACAATTTATGTTTATAAGTACTACTTATTTCGGAGGGTATAATGAAGGTTTTTACTGAATCAATTATATCCGAAATGAAAGCTACAAACGAGAATAAATCATCTGGCATTCTATGCACTTTAGTCGGTCCTTGCATGGAATTTGGTGCAGTTAATCGAAATAATCGTATTTATTCTCGAAAATTAGTAGAAGATCGGATATTACATAACCCTACAGTACAAGAATGTATTAAAAATAGATCAATGCTTGGCGAAGGCGGTCATCCTGAGAATCGTATTGACATTAGCTACCCACAAGTTGGAATTGCTTGTAAGAAATTATGGATTCCAGAAGGTGATGGTAATTTACTTTATGGTGAATTTGATGTACTCGATACACCAACAGGCAGAATTCTTAATACATTAGCACAATATGGCACAAAGCTTGGAATTTCTGCACGTGCAGTAGCTGATTCAATTCAAAAAGATGGTCATGAGGTAATTCTTGAGAATTCATATGAATTAATTACATTTGATGCAGTTACTGAGCCAGGATTTAAATGTGCAAGACTTGAAAAAGCAGATCCAATATCTAAACCATTAGAAAAAATGACAACATCAGAACTTAAAGAATCTGCTGCAGCATTAAAGTCATTTAAAAACCCAGTATTTGAATCTCGTATTAGAACACTTGATAATGAAATTTGTAAACGAGAACACAAGATAAATATTAATGAAATGATGGAGTCTGTTAACCGACTTTCAGATTCATTAGAATCTTCTTTGAAAAAATTTAATCGAATTAAATATGAGAGTAAACTATCAAATCTTATAAAAGAAGCAAAGTCACTAATAAATGAAGTTAAAAATCAGAAGCCTCACAACATTGTAAATGAATCTTGTAAAAAAGTTACAACACAATCTACTCCAATATCTAATAAATATATTACTGATGATTTAAATATCATTAAATTCAATGATGAATCTAAGTTTAATGAGAATTTAAATATAGATACAATTTTTAATAAAAATAATAATTCTCTATTAGAAAGAATGTGTACACATTTTAGGAGGAACTCTTATGAATAATGTCGTTATGGAAGCTTTCAAAAATAAGATTGCAGTTGTTGAATCTGTTCGCGGTACAATGAGCGAAGATGCAAAATCAACTCTTGCAAATGTATTAAATAATACAAGCAATGCTCTCAATGATCTTCGTACAATTCGTGCAGTCAAGAACGAATCTTTAGTTGATGGTGTTCCTGCTTCTCAGTGGCCAGGCGCTATTGATTGGTTCCCTGAGCACTCCATCGATATGGTTAGTGCAATTTATGCAAGCCAGATTATTGATGATATTGTTTCCGTTCAGTCAATTGATTCACCTATTGGCGTAATTCGCTTCTTACAATATACATATGGTAACACCCGTGGTAAAGCTAAACGCGAAGGTGTAGCTATTGATCAGTGGGGCGCAATGCGCGGTGCTGATGCTGGTATTTTCGCAGCAAATGAACGTGTTGATTCTGAACCAGCTAATGTTAGTGAAAATAATAATGGTGTTGGTGACAAAGTTTATGGCTTTATGATGTACCTTCCAGTTAAAGTAAAAGAAGAATGCCCAGTTGACATTCACAATGAAACTAAAAACTGGACATTACGCGCAAAACCTTCAAAAGGTGGTGCATGGGTTGTTGGTGAAATAGATAGCGATGGATTCTTCACACCGGTTGAAGCTACACAAGCACAGACTACAGTACCAGAATTTTCAATTAACCCTGCTTCTGGTGAATTTTGTCTTGACTTAAAAGATTTTGCTGGTGTTTATTCACTTGCTAAAGAAGATGCTGTTTCAACAACATATTATCAGGATCTTTCATTTGCACCATCTAATACAGAGGCACTTGAACTTCGTCTCCGTACTGAAATGATTAAAGCCGTACCTCACAAGATTCGTGCAAACTTCGCATTTGATGCTTCTTATGCACTTTCAAAAGCTCATGGTATTAATGTTGAAGAGGCTTTAGTTAATGCTTGTACTGCAGAAATTCGTCAGGAACGTGATAATGAAGTTATTAGCCTCTTAATGCGTCAGGCTAAGAATACATCTACTTGGGATCGTCAGGTTACATCATACATTTCACAGCACGAACATGATATGAGCTTTATCTCTGAAATCTTTGCTTGTGCTTCTAAGATTAATTATGAGACAAAGCGTGGCTTTGGTAACTGGGTTGTTGTTGGTCGTATGGGTCTTAATATTATTAAGTCTGCCGGTTCTGATCACTTTAAAGCTACAGGTGCTACACTTCCTAACAATGGCGCATTTGTTGTTGGTGAAATTGAAGGCCAGATTAAAGTTATTTACTCACCATACATTCCAGAAGATGCTTATCTCGTTGGTTACAAAGGTTCCGACATGGATGCCGGTTTCGTAGTTGCAGACTTCCTACCAATTACAAAGACTGATCTTGTTATGTTAGATGACTTTGTTGGTCGTCAGGGTCTAGTTTCATACTACGGCGTTAAGATGCTTTGCCCAGCAATGTATGTTCGTGGTAAGATTATCAATGGTGAACTCGGCCGTTAATCTATAAAATAATTATATAAATAAAATAAAATACCCAGCTTATGCTGGGTATTTTTGTATATAAAAAATATTATTTCAGTGTTTATATAAAGTTATAAACAGATAATATCTAATACATATAGTATACTAGTAATTTATATAATTTTATAGGAATTTATTTGTATGGCTAATATAGATTGGAAAGTTGTATGGGAAAATGCCTTAAAAAATAAGGAACTTTTCCCAGTAAAATTTTGGGATAAACATACAATATCTGTATTATGCCCAACTCGTTTTAGTAGTATAGGTAAAACATATATTGTAGTTGAACCTACATTTAATGATGCTTCAATCTCTCTTGATTTAATGACATTTAATGATAATATTGACATTACAGACATTTTATCAGAAGAAGAGCAAGAGAAATTTCATAATAAGGTTAAATCTACAGGTGATTTAAAACGTTTAGTAGATAAACTTGTTAAATATGAAGTTAATAATAAAATTTCAGATAAATTTTTAATTAAATCTTCAGGATTTAATTCAAATGAAGATGCTGAAAAGGCACTTGTTGATTATTTAAATAATAAAGCTACAGAGAGTGGAAGAATGTTTGACGATAAACTTGATGAATTAAATGATTGTATAGATTCAAATGAAAGACCAACTGTAGAATCTATTAGACGTGATCGTGCACTTATTCTTAGAAAGATTGAAAGCGTGTTAAACAAACACTACTCTTGGAAGTCAACTAAGAATGAATGTTATGATGATTCTGTCGTTGAATGCTATGATGATAATGATAATTTAATGGCAGTAATTTCATTAGTAGATGATTGTGTTATTGTAGATTTAGCAAAAGGCATATATGCAAAAGTTGGATTACTTCAGTCTGATGAAGAAATTGAACATGAACTATGTGCCGATATTGATGATGCAAAAGATATTATTGCAGATCGTGAGATTGATCAATTAAAAGACGTTGTTGCTGGTAATTTAGAAGGTGATCAGACAGATCATTATGAAGCACCAGTTGAACCTGATGATGAAGATGAACAGCTTGCAGATTTAGAACGGCGATTATCTAAACTAGAAAGCCGATTTATTAATCGTAAGCTAAAAAGACTTTATTAATTTTGGAGTAATTTAGTATGAGTAAAGTTCAATTAAAATTAAAGTTAAATTCAAAAGTACCTACTAAAGTTTATGCTACAAATGGAAAGCATTATATGCTTCAACCAGGTTCAAATATTCTTAGTCTAGAGTATAATGATTATGTATCATTAACAAAAGCACTTGGTATTAAAACAAAAGATGAACTACAGAGCAAAGCAGCTGAAAAACATGAAGATACACAAAAACCAGCTGAACCGGCTATAAAGCAACCTGAACCTAAAGTTGAAGATGTTAAACCAGCTGAACAAGATAACCATGAAGATAACACATGTAATGAAGATACATGTAATAAAGATACATGTGAATCAGCTACTGAAGAGCTTCATGAAGATCCAATACCAGCTGAAGATACACAAGAACCAGCTACTGAAAATGTACAAGAGCAATGTGATACTGATTATGCAACAATGTCATATAACCAGCTTAAATCTGAGTATAAAAAAGTAACAGGCAAATCTTGTAAGCTAAAGAAAGATGAAATAATTGCATTCTTACAGGAACATAATTCAGATGTTGAATAAATGTTTTATATTAGATACAGTTAAAACTAGATTAGGTTATCCTGTAATTGATTTAGCAATTACAGATGAGATGATTGATAAACAAATTACAAATGCGATTAATCACGTTGTTCCATATCTTAATAATATGGAACTTATAACAACATATTCACGAACTGTAAAGTTTGAGCATAATCGCATTTTTGCTGTTGTACGAGTCACATCTGCATCTGTAGATGATGAAAATATCAATATTGATAAAGCAATTAATCAAGGGTTTTATGTTATAAATGGTAGTAACTCACTTGTTAACTGTGCTTTATGGAATTATTATACTGATTCAGTTCAAGCCGATTTGAATTCAGTCGGATTTAGATTAATTGGTGATACAGTATATATTGATGGTGGTAATTCACCTTGGACTATAGAAGCTATTACTGATAAATCAGTTGCTACAATGACAGAAGACTTTGTTAATTGGGTTATTGATTATACTGTTGCATTAGTAAAATGTATAGAGGGTGAAATACGTTCAAAAGTTAAAATTACAGGTTCACCAATTGAAACAAATGGATCTGAATTAAAACAAGAAGGTATTACCGAAAAAGCTGCTCTTGAAGAAAAGCTCGGTACACAACTTGGTTTATTTTATGCTACTAGATAGCTTATAATTATATATTTATATAGGATGGGAATTATGTTAAGAACAACAGAAATTAAATCAATTATGCGTAAGCTTCGTGAGGATTCACAAGCCGCAGAAGTTAAAGCTGATGAATCTGAAGTTAAAAATGAATCTCTTATTACAAATGAAGCTGATGAAGTAGATTCTGAAAATGATGTCTCTCAGTCTGATTTACTTCTCGCTCGTCTTGAAGATATTATTTCAAGATTTGAAAAAGCACTTGCTATTGTAGATGATGAAGATGCTGACGCAGAATCTGATGAAGAAGCACCAGCTGAAGATGAAGCTTCTGAAGAAGATGCAGTTCCTGAAGAGGAAGAGCCTGCTGAAGAAGAGTCTGAACCTGAAGAGGAAGAATCTACAGAAGAAGAGTCTTATGAGCGTTCGCTTGAAGATCGTCTCGCTGCATTAGAACGTCGCTTTACAGAGTCTCGTCGTCGTAAAGCCTGTAGACGTCTCCGCTATTAATACATTATATTGAAATAATTTCCTTAAAGTTAAAAGGATGTCTCTATATCAAATGATTATAGGGCATCCTTTATTTGTATTATAACTATTTATAAGTGAGAAATTAAAATTTATGAAGTCAATTCTATCTCCGTATGACGATTTCAAATTTAACGAATACTTTTTAAATTATATTAAAACACAATTGAAGAAGCATTGTGCAAAAATAAAAGATGAAGATAGAAAATATTTCTTAGATGATAGTAGAAATTATTTTACACCAGAAGACATTGTTGATTCACTATCATTAAATGGAAGATTAATTTACTTTAGTAATAGAGCATTAATTAATCATGCGGTGTATGATTTAAGCCAGCGATTTTGGTATGATGAATTGAAATTCGCAAATAATCTTATACGAAAAATTTACCTTATATATAAGAGAAAAGATAATCAGATACAGCAAAGTAAATTATCACGAGAAAAGAAATCGACATATGTGAGATAATATATGACAAGCTTATTATATAGTGATAAAGAAAAGTGTTTATATGATTCTTTTATTTCAGAGGCCTTTAAACTTTTTGGTATAAGCTGTACATTGTATGATGTTCATAGTACAAATATGTACAATGATGATCGTATTCTCGATAAAGGCGTACCATATAAGATTCTTTTACAAGAATATGTAGATACACGACTATTAGCAAATTTAAGATGGTCTACAATCGATGCAGATCGTGAAGCTATTATTGCACTAGCACCACTAACATATTGTGGTAAAAAATATAATCTTCATGAATTTAGTGTAATAAAGCTAGCTAATGGTGATGTGTATCAAATACGTGAAGTTAATTCACAATATTTACTTCATATGAGTTATGCTTTAAAGCTAATTACATATAAAGAAGAAGACAACAGACCACGAAAAGAATCACAGATGAAAACTAATTATATGAATACAACTCGTGAAGAGTTAGAATAAACAATTTAATTGAGGGATTGTTATGTTAGACTGTCGTGATTATGATCTTGCATTAGTAGATCGCATAAAAACATTTTATGGAAATACTCATTGGATTATGCATCCAACTATTTATACTTAGTAACGTTTGGTTAAACAGTTTAACCATTCGGTAACTATATCTATGTTATACAGTTTAATGGAGGTAACTATGAATAGAAAAGAATGGTTAGAGTGTGGTAATAATGAAGTTAAATGGTTTTGGCGTAATAAGTGTGAAGAAATTAGAAAGACACTAAAATATAATCCAGACCCAAATGCAACTCATAAGCATCATCTTTTTAATACACCAGAACAGATTGAGTATAATAATTCACATTATGAAATGTGGGGATTTAATGAAGATGGTACTTTTGAGTATGGTAAGTATATTATATTTGTAACTCCAGAAGAGCATAGTAAAATCCATAGTGAGTCAGAAATTACAAAATACAGAAAAAGTGAATCTCAAAAGAATAGACATTTAAATAACCCAGTTTCAGAAGAAACTCGTAAAAAATTACGAGAAAGGAATTTGGGTAAAAAGAATCCTATGTATGGTAAGCATCCTTCTGATGAAACTCGTAAAAAGATGAGTGAGTCTCAAAAAGCACTATGGACAGATGAGCGTCGAATAGAATGGTCTAAGAAATATATCGGTAAAAATAGCCCACTTTATGGTAAGACACTCTCAGATGAAACAAAAGATAAAATAAGTCAGTCAACAAAATTAGCTTTAAGTGATCCAGCTACTAGAAAAAGACTAAGTGAGTCTCATAAAGGAAAACATCATACTGAAGAGAATAAAGAAAAAAGAAAGCTGCGAATGCAAGAGTTATCTGATCAATATAAATCTTATAAGGCTAATGGTGGTGTTTTATCTTGGAATAACTTTCAAAAATTAGTTTATAATAAGTATACTACTACGGAGGATGATCATGCTTGATGTTAGAGATTATGATCTTGCACTAGTAGATCGCATAAAAACATTTTATGAAAATACTCATTGGATAAACAAGCACCTTATACCTATTAAAGAAATTCGCGATCAAAAGCTATTAAATGGCTGTGAGGTGGATTTTCCAATTATTACTGTACGCAGAACAAATTGTCCTCTATTTTCCAAAGAGTATAATTCTTGGTCAAGAGCAAATGCTGGACAAACATATGTAACTGGACAAACACCATATTTCCAACAATTAAAACATTTTGATCCTGAGTTAGCAACAAAAATAACATCGGGTGGTCATTATGATGTTGTATCAGTTGTAAATTCTACATTTGAGTTAACATACTATATAGATGTTATTTCTTTTGAGAGAGATAACTTTGATACATTAATGATTGAACTACAGGAAAATTTATTTAGAGTACCATATATCGGATTTTTCAATATAAAATCAGATGGTACTCAAGATAAACTAGTAAAAGAACAAGCATGTCATTTAATTGTTGAAGAAGTAGAAGATGCCTCAGATCTTGAAAACTTTGATTCAGGCAACGCGATGTATCGTGGCATTATTACTGTAAAAGTAAATGCATATATTTATAGAAAGTATAAAGAAAAAGCTATTGAGAAATTTAATAATAGTTTCGTGAAACAGTATTTTGATGGATCTGACGATAATGATTATAGTCATCTATTTGAAGGTCAAGAAGGCATGGGTTTAGTTTATGTAGTTGATAAACAAGCTATTAAATCTAATCTTAAGGTTAATGATACTAATAACAAAGATGATAATAAAGATAATAATAACCAGTAGAAGTAGAGAATAATATTATGACTGATATAACTTTAACAAATAATAAATTATTTAATACTGATGCTTATACTGGTGGTATAATTTGTAGAACACCTAAGACACTTAATAGTACATCAAAAGAAGATGACGAATATGTAAATTGGTGTCGTAGAGTTTCAACTAGAGATGAACTAGTTAAATACTTTGGAGATCCATATATTGATCCAAAAAACTATGCTGATTTAATACTTGCATATGATTTAGTAGCTAGAGATATTCCGGTTTGGATTTCATCAATATATGATATGAAAGATAACGATGATGAATTTGACATATCATATAATGGCTATACTGAATTTATGTTTGTTAATGAGCAAAGCTTTGATAGACGATATGACACAGTTGGCTATAAATTAAAATCTGATATTAAATTCTGTCAACCAATTATAGAATATACTTTTGATGGCATCAACAAATTAGACATTTATGTACATCGCTATATTTTAGACAAATATACTAAAAAATCATATTTTAACTCATTTAAATTAAATGATGCAGATTGGTATAATAGTGTTCATTATGAAGTAAAACTTACTGAATTAGAGAATTCACTATTTGATGAGGATGGTGAAATAATTGACGAAAATATTATTTATACTGATACTGATTTCATTAAACAGCTAGCTAGTGATGGTTTTGAATTAAAAGTTATACATGGTTATTGTGATAATAAAGCTTTAATTAAAGCTTTTGTATTAAATAAAAAAGTTCATATTGAACACGATTCATATGTTCTATCATATGAAAAATATATAAAAAGTAATAATATTACAAATCAAGACAATAACCCATACAATGAAGGTATTCTTGACAAGAAAATTGAGCAAGATCATTATTGGTATAAAATTAATAGCGATGATTATGACTATTGTTTACAGCTTGTACAATGTGATGATGAAACTTATGAATTAAATTCTACAGCAATTACATATTATGAGCAGGCAATAATAAATATTAGTAAAGTTTTTCCAAAGCCACATATATTATGTTTAGGCAGACTTTATAGCAATACAACACTAAAGTCTATTGAATCACAAGTTGAATATACAGCCTATTCTAGGCTAGAGGATTTAAATTATAGTGGTTATGCACATATACAAGAGTCATTATTAAGTATGTTTAACAATGACTGCGATACATATCTATTTATTAATGCGATAGATAAAACGGCAAATACTGTTTATAACTATCTATTAAATAAAGAAAAAATTGTAATTGCTAATGAAAAACAATATTCACTTTCTGAATATGTGAACATTGGTGATAATTTCAATTGTGATTTATATTTTGGTTATGTAAGTGATACTATTATAAGTGCTCTTAGGTATCATAGACCAATAAAAATTTATTACTCAACAGCTATACTTACATTTTATAATTTACTTATTAATAGTATACAGTACATTGCAAACAGTCTCGATAAGTTGAATATTGCAAATACTACTATTAAGGATTCAATTAATGAAGAGCTTGCTGAACAGTTAGTTGATGTTAGGTGTAATTCAGTAGTATTATTTGATTCAGGTGCTCCATCAGTTTATGGAAATAAATCATTATCTAGGTCACCTAATTTACAATATAGTCATATATCACGAACATTTGTTTATTTACGTCGTTTAATACGTGAATATTTAGAGACACAAAAGTTTGTTTTAAACACAGTATTTGTTATAGAATCAATAATAAACTATATTAAACATGAGATACTTGATCAATTTATAACACGTGGAAATTTACATAATTATAATATAAATTATACTACAGATATACCAACAAAAACAGTTTATATCACAATTGATCTTTTATTTTATGGATTTGCAAAAAGTATTACATTAGACTTTACTATATAAATATATAATTATATTTGGAGGATAATATGGCAACAGATGTTGGTACATTAGCAGGTCAGCAATACGGCGATGCTGCCCATTTTGCGAGTGCTTCCGGAAATTTTGAAGTTCAGCGTTCAAATCATTTTGAGGTTGTACTTGATTTAGCCAAATTACAATTAGATGTTGACGGTGCTACAGCTTCCGAGCATATTAGATTATCTGTTAAATCAATTGGTGCACCAAAAGTAAGTGCTGAGCCAATTCAGTTAAAACATGGTAACGATACAGTAAAAGTTGCAGCTGCGCCACAGTTTGAAGACTTAGATATTACTGTATATGATACTATTGGGCAGGATCAAGTTAATTTAATGCAGGCTTGGTTTAATAAAGTATTTGATCGTAATACAAAATTAATGGGTCTTGTTAGTGCATATAAAACAAGCGGTACACTTTATATGTATTCACCAGATGCTTCTATTATTCGTAAATGGGATCTTCAAGGTGTATGGCCTAAAGGCTTTGGGCAGGCAAGTGAGTTCTCATTTGATTCAAGTGAAGCACAGACAATTACACTTAGCTTATCAGTAGACCGTTATTTTGAAAGCCGTGTAAAATAGCTTACAAAAATAAATTATAAGCTGTATATAAAGGGTATAGAATTCTATACCCTTTTATTTTTTGAGGCTTATATGAAAATAATTGCACTTTCAGATCAGCATGGAAATTTAGAATCTATAAAAGAACCATGTGATGTAGTTGTAATTGCCGGAGATTGGTCACCTCTATATTGTCAGCAAGATTGTATGTCAGTTTTAACTTGGTGGGATAAGAAATTTGC